GTGTTAGTTTCTTTATGTGCACCAAAGTAAGGTAAGTTTAAAAAATTACCTGTGTCACCTCTATCTGCACGTATCTCTATTTGTTTTGGAAAAATTTCACAGTTAGCAAAGCCAAGAAAAGCTGCAAAGTCTGCTAATTTATCTCTCATTATAGATGCACTAACAGATTCTTTTGTAAATAAAAATATATGTGCACCACCTGATTTAGATCTACATACCACTAATGGTAGTGATTTCTTATTAATTTTTTGTACTAATTCTTTTAGATTTAGGGGATACATATCTACATCGATACAACCCCAATAACATTTGGAATCATCCATGATAGGTATAATACCTAGACTTGGATCTTTACCATCAAGATGATCCTGCCACATTTGATCAGTGATCTGACCTTTTGTTATGTAAGCTTTACCACCTTGCTTGCCGTTTTCTTTTTGTTCACCTACACGATATTGACCATAAGCTCTATCCAAGCCTCTAAAGATATTTTTAAATGTGCCAATGTCGTATTCTAACATAACCTACCCTTTGATTTATTTAGGGGCAAGACGTGAAGATGCTCGCCCCTAAAAACGAAGGTGGCCTATAACCCAGCACCACCTTCAATAGACTTAAAATGGATTTGGACTTCCAACAGTTTGTTCCTGTTCTGGTTTAGCCGTAACTTCACCAGAAGCTATACTTTTATGAAACACTTTAGCTTCATTGTATATCTCCATATCGGTAACAGGACCAAGCAAGTCTATTTCCCAACCAAACCATTTACCCTTTTCGTTGTCCTCTTTTTTAACTTTTAAAGAGTACATATGGCTAAATGAGGGAGGATTAAAAGGACCCTTAGATCCAGGAATCCTGATGTTTAACATCATAGAGTTCCATTTCCTACTTTTCTTTAGTTGAGTTGCTTTCAATGTAATCAAAGCAGGACTGCCAACGCCTGTCTTTTGATCATAAAGAATTACAAAGTGGTTTGCATTAGTTTCGATGTAATTACCGTTGTCAAGATAATCTTTATTATCATCTTTATTCCTAGTAGTTTTTGATAGAATATCACTATTCGCATCATAAACATTTACTGGAGGTTGATTCTTACCTCTAACAGGTAGCCATTCAGCATATTGTCTTTGATAAGCACACGGTATTACTACAATTCCCTCCTTTCCATCATAAGTTTGACTAGTGACAGTATTATATATCTGCCCCATTTTTAGATTTTCATCCTTGTCAAGCTCTTCAGATCCATTCATAAGAATCTTGAGCCTAGGTGTAGCTAAGTCTTCATTAGTAAGACCTCCTAAACCAGCTCCTGCATCTGCCTCATAATCTTGTAGAGGCACTACTGCATCCACTTTCTTTTCCACAACCTCTTGCTGAGGTTTCTTTTGTGCGTTATTCGTCATTCGTTTCTCCTTATTATATTTTCCGTTTCTGTACGAGTTTTGTTTTATTGGCTACGTACACACCAAATTCGTCTGGCAAAGACACACCTTTTTTGTGTTGCTCAGTTACGAATGCTTTCATGGTTTGATAGTGCACATCTTCTTTTTCTGTGCCTGCCATTCCCAAATCTTCTATTGCAGCTTTTAATTTTATTGCTTGTGCATCCTCACCCATACCAAAAGACACGGTCACATTATTTTTTATCAAGTCACCATATCCGTTGTCCCTGAGCCATGCATAACAAAAATGTCTGTCAGCTACTTTTATACCTGGTCTAACCTCTTCAGTAATTTTTACCTCAGTGCCATTATCAAGTGTAATACTCGATAAACCTTTTTCTGCTAAAAACTGTGGTATCTCCTCTTCTGATATTAGACGAGCTTTTTCTTTTAATTCTTTTAGTAGACTCTCTGCTACCTCAATATTGTTTTCTACTTTTTCTAAAGTTTTGCATTTATCTGCTAATGCTTGTAGTGAAGTATCGTCCACATCTGTAAACGCATCACTCTCAAAGTTTATTGTTGTTTTCGTCATTCTCATTTCTCCTTATATCTATCTCAATAGGATGATACTTTTCACGTTTGCGATCCCATTTTAGAACTTTATAATATCCCATATTTATATCAGATGCAACCGAACATGCAATACCAATTATTGAAGGATCACCGATTAATAATAAATAATCTTCATCAGAAAAATCCTTTAATCCATCTTGTAATTGTTGTACAACAGAATCTGAACTTAACAATAATTGAAAACCTGGTGGTATGAGGGGAACTAATTTACCATACTCTTCAGCACTAAGGATATCTTTGTATGGCATTTCTTGTATAACGTAAACTGTCATTCTATTTTCTACTCCCATTATTATACACTTGATTTATTTTATTGCAAGTATATAATTATGGGATACAAGGAGAATTTAGAAATGAACGAATATACCTATAAAACAAAGCCTTTTTTACATCAAGAAGAAGTATTACAAAAATGCTGGGATAAAAAAACTTATGCTTTTTTTATGGAGATGGGTACGGGTAAGTCAAAAGTATTAATAGACAACCTGGCTATATTACATGAAAAAAGAAAAATTAATGGTGCTTTGATCGTTGCACCTAAAGGTGTGTATAGAAACTGGATGATATCTGAGTTACCAAAACATTTACCTGATAGAATAGATCACTCAGTTATATGCTGGACACCAACACCGAATAAAAAACAAAAAGCATTGTTAGATTCGTTGTCCGTGTTCTCTGAAAAATTAAAAATATTTTTAATAAATGTTGAAGCATTAAGCACTACAAAAGGATATACAGCAGCTTTAGATTTTTTAAAAAATCATGCAACAATGATGGCTGTTGATGAATCTACAACAATCAAATCACCAACAGCTACTAGAACTAAAAGTGCAATCAAGTTAGGTATACACGCAAAGTATCGTAGGATTTTGACAGGTTCGCCAGTTACAAAATCACCATTAGATTTATATACACAGTGTGGATTCTTGTCAGAAGAGTTACTAGGTTACACATCTTTTTGGGCTTTTAAATCACGTTACGCATTGATGGCACAAAGAAATGCAGCAGGTGGTGCACATACTTACCAACACATAATTAAGTATATAAGGTTGGATGAATTAAATGAAAAGTTAGAAAATTTTTCATCAAGAATATTAAAAGAAGATTGTCTTGACTTGCCAGAAAAACTGTACACAAAAAGATTTATAGAACTGACAAAAGAACAGCAAAAAGCATATCAAGAAATGAAACAGTTTGCCATAGCAGAGTTAGAAGGAGATACTATGACTGCATTCTCTGGCCTTACACAGATGATGAGATTACATCAAATAACTTGTGGACACATGACAACAGATGATGGCAAAGTTGTAGATATAAAAAACAATCGCATCAAAGAATTACTAAATTTTTTAGATGAGACAGATGGTAAAATTATTATCTGGGCAAATTATAGACATGACATACAAACAATAACTAAAGAACTGGAGAATAAATATGGAACACAAACTGCGTGTAGCTTTTACGGTGATACGGCTGTGGACGATAGGGATCAAATTGTGGCTAGGTTTCAAGATAAAGAGGATGATCTTAAATACCTTGTTGCTAATCCAAAGACTGGAGGGTATGGACTTACTCTTACTGCTAGTCACACTGTCGTGTATTACAGCAACAGTTACGATTTAGAAATACGTTTACAATCAGAAGATAGAACACACAGGATTGGTCAAAACAATAAAGTCACTTACGTAGATTTTATTGCAGAGAATACTGTGGATGAAAATATTGTAAAATGTTTAAGATCTAAAATAGATATTGCGACAGAGGTGCTTGGTGAAGACTTGAAAAGCTGGCTGGTATAAGATAATTTAAAGTATGCCTTATCTTAATCATAACTTACCACCATTTAGTGCCTATATACGTGATGAATATTTATATGATCATACAAAAGGACACGGTGAATTTACGTTTGCTGACGTGCACACAGTCAATAGTATAGAGCGTAGAGCATTGCTCTTTGAATGTTTGTTACCTAATGGTGTAAACTGGACAAGAAGACCAATACATGCTTTTTGTTGGAAAAAAGATGCACCAAAACACCCTTTAAATATACATCAATACTGGGACTGTTTCTCACCTTATGTAGACGTACAAAGAAGAAATAGACTAGCTAATTGTAGAGCTGAGTTAGTAGATTATAAAGGTGTAAAAAGAAAAGGCACTTATATGTTTACAATTGATTGGGCCTGGGAGAACAAAGCTGCAATGCTTGACACTAACTTCAGTGAAGACCCTGAACACAAATGTGCACATATGTTTCGTATGGATGATGGTAACTTTTTTGCTTATCCTAATAACAGAACTATTTGGTATGATGATGCTTATATGGACGAGAGACTAACAAAAAATCCTGGCTATTTGATAGATCAAAATTTTTACACTGTTGAAAACACAAGAGAGGATGACACTAAAACAGACGATTCATACATGACACAATTTGAACGTCCTTAGTGAAAATATTTTTTGATCATATCACAGGTAAACTTACCAATCACGATATAATCTATAGTTTAATTTTAGGTGAATTTAATAGAGATGAATATAGTTATGCATTAGAAAATGGCTGGATACCTTTGTCATGGTATTACACAAAAATAAAACACATTACCTGGATAAATGCTAGATCTTCTAGATTACAATTAGATAATTTTAAATTTTCCAAGAAACAAAAATACACCCTAAATAAAAAAAATATTACAGTAAAAATAATTGACGGATTGACAGAAGATTTGAAAGACGTTTGTGCTGGTATTTACAAAAGATATATACAACATAAAAAATATTACGAAGTAAATAACGAAAAAGAAAGCGAAGAATTCATGCGTGATGACCCTATAGATTGGAAATACTTTATTTATTATTATCATAATAAACCTGTTGCATTTACAGAAGCCATGTTAATTGACAACCATTTTATGACAGGACAGTTTGCATGGGACTATGAAGATGAAAAATTAGGTATGGGAACTTACGCTACGTTATTTGAAATAAAATATTGTATAAATAAAAATTATAAAAACTATTATTTTTCTTACAGTTATGAAAATAGTAGTTCGTACAAATCAAAGTACGATGGTTTTGAATTTTGGACTGGTAGAAAATGGTGTAGTGATAAAAAAATTTACAACCAACTTTGTGTAAACGATAGTAACATAAAAAGTTTAGCTGATTTAAACGAAAGTCAAGACAAATATTTTAATTTAGTTTTTGGCACTCATGCCAGATAAAGGGTTGTTTAGAGCTTTGTTAATTTTAAGATCTAGACTGTCTTCTAATAACTTCATTTCATTAACTAATTCTCTTGCATCTTCTTTTTGTCTATCCTCAATATCATTTACTATCTCTGTGATGTGTCTTACATCACCCTCCATTTGACGTAAGTCAGTTTTTAAATCATCTTTTAACTCACGAGCAGTAGTAGCTATAAGATTTACTTCTTCTAATACTATATCTAATTCACTTTTAAGACCCTCTACTTTTTGTATTACAATCTCCATTTGTGAGTTAGTTTGTGATTCCACTAAGGATATTTTTTTGTCAAACCCAGAAAGGTCAGGCTCGGTATATGTTAAAATTTTCTCCTTCATATCAAGATAATCTTGATAAAAAGTAAAGCCAGTCCACGCAGCACCACCTAAAGCACCTAATAGAGTAAAGATGGCAAACACCTTCCCCCCGGTAATCTTCATCCCGCTATATTCAATACTGGGCATTTATCATATCCTCCATAGTTTGGCCTTGAGCCATATCAAACAGCATACCATACTGATCTTCGATTGTCTTGTTTAAATAATCATTAACATTTGTATCCATAATAATAGATTGTGTATCAAAGAATGATTTAGTATTACCAAGTATTTGCATAACAATCAATGTTTTCATTTGAGCTGCATCATCATATCTAGCTTTGTCATCAATTTTTTTTACTATCTTTGTTGCAGCTTTTTCTTTTGCTGTAGGCTCTTTCTTTGGCTCTTCTTTAGGATCTTCTTTTTTTTCTTCAACCTCTTCTACTTCCTTTACTTCTTCAACCTCTTCTGGTTGTTCTACTTCCTCTACTTCTTCTTTAGGTTCGTCAATTTCTTCTGCAATAGGCTCCTCTTTTGTCTCCTCCATTGGTGGAGGTGTATCTTCTGTCTCTATCTCAACAGGTTCTGGTTCGTTGTCCATGGGTGGTGCTTCATCCATTTCAGGTGGAGGAGGTAAATCTTCCATGGGAGGTGGTATCTCCTCAACAGAGGCTACCATGTCAGGTGGTGGTAAATCTAACTCCATCTCCATCTCAATCTCTAAGGTAACTGTTTCTACATTCACAGGCATTTCTACTACAACAAGCTCTGGCATAGGTGCTAAGTTCATGGGTGGAGGTGGTGCAAAGTCCATCTCAAAGTCCATCTCAAACTGTATTTCTGCCTCGACAGTCTCATAAGATATTTCTTCCATTTCTGGTTCTATGGGTACAAACTCAATAAAATCATTTTCAACAATGATGTCATTGTATTCAAAGACTTCTTCTACAAACTCTAATTCTACAGGATCAAAAAGATTAAGATAATATATTTCCTCTAAAGTAGTTATATGTTGAGTAATAACGGTATTAATTACATTGTAGAATACATTAACGGATACATCATCAAATAAAGGTCCTATGGCAAGATTTATATCTCGCCCACCTACTTCAACAGTTATACTACTTAAAGAACCACTAAAATCAAAACCTCCTGTATACGACTGATAACCTGATGCAATGCCAGACTCAGATAAGACATCTGTGCCTGAAAAAACTGTGTTAAGTCCATCACGACCTGTAATATGCATATATATTCTGTCTTGAGCGTCACGTTTTTCTACTTCAATTGAGTATTTTACCTCACCACCTCTATCTATTTGTAGATCAGATATATCAATATTATTAATTATAAAAGTGGTGCCCATACCTGAAACACCCATTGTTGATGTGCTATTGCCAGATCCAGTAATCTGTGCACATCTATCTGATCCTAGTTCACCACAGGTATTGCCTGTTGGCATTGAAGCAGGACCTTGACCACCCCAGTCAATATTCATGTTACCATCATCACTTGACCCCACATATCCGTTAGAGCTATTTAATATGTCAGCTGAGCTTTCATTTGTAACAGTTTGTGTGGTGGTTGTAGTTGTCGTTGTAGTGGTTGTAACTATTTCTGTGCCTAAGTCTTCTTCAGTTACATCTACTTGTATGTCTTCTGTAATGGTAACCCCAGGAGTACAAAGACCCTCTGTGTCAGGCAAACAAACGTCTGCTTTAGAATAAAAGGAGACCAGTAGTAATAAGGAACAAAGTCTTATAAAGCGTAATATGTCCTGCATCGCTTACTCCTTCTTTAATAGGTTTACTGGCTTGTACATATTCAGGTTTGTATTTACTTCCGTCAGGAATTTGATCGGGGTTCTCAGTCCAGTAAGTTTCTGCCTCGGCTCCAATGGCTCCACGTGCAGGGCACGGGGTTCCAGCATCAGTCATTGCATCCCAGACTCTTGGATCTTGACAAAGCACGGACACAGCAGCTACTTTCATACCGAAACCATATAAACTTCTTGATAATTTAAGTTTTTGACACAGCTCATCGTCTATGACGACACCTGTCGCTAATCCTACAATATTATTTTGCACACTAGCGCCAACACCAACCTTACATATATCACTGTTAGAATTTATTATAGAGGGTGCATTTGCGGTAGGTGGGGTATTGTTAACCACGGTACTCGACACGGTATTTGTCTCACCCCAGGCCTTACCCGCAAACAACAAAAATATTATTAGAATGTATTTCATTTACCTGCATATACATTCGCCATTACAATGTTCACAACATGTACACATGATATCCTCCTAACCTAAACTTGCCATAATATCTGACATACGCTTTGCCCTATTCGGTGTCTGTTTTGCCCAACGTGAGTCAAGCATCTCAGCCGCTGCTGTCTTATAATTTGGTGTTTTATGGTCTTTTAATGCTGACCACATGTTACGAAACTTACTGACACCTGTC